ATCATGGATGGCCGAAGGCCAGACACAAAAAAGCCCGCCGAAGCGGGCTTTTGTAAGGTAGGTAATACCTACTTCTTGCTATTGATGAAACGAGTGCGCCTATTCTGCAAGGTTTTTAAATCCTTACCAATGGCTTCCAAGTGCTTCAAGATTCCGTTCACCGTATTGCCTTTATTTTTATCTAATATCGCGTTAAAGGTATTAGACAATTCACGCACTTGTTCATCAAATAGTGCGAGAGTAGCTACTGGTGTCTTAGGCTTATTACTCTTAGTCTTTTTAGGGGATACCTTGCCTTCCCAGTTAGGTAGCTTTGCGGCTTTCGCTCTCTTTTTTGCCCCTTCTCTTTTTTGTACTCCGTCCCAGAGCATACAATTCCTTTTGATATCCAAAAGTATGGTTTTAAATTCGACGCCCTCTTTCCCATGTTTCGCGTGATAGGCGCGTAGACCGTTTATATACTCCATTGCATGATTCCAATCGGCCAATGAATAAGTCGTGCCATGCGTTTCTTTAAATGTTTTATAGGATGCGTTCTTGTTTCCCCTCATTAAAGGAAGCATTTTTAAGTTATTGGGAGCATTATCAATAGTCTTGCCAATGCTAGCGAATACTGATTTAACTGTCTGACCCGCTTCAACTAATCCGTTTATTGCGTCAACCGCTTTTTCATAAGTAGCGACGACTGCTGCGGATAGTTTAATAGGTTTAGTTTTAACTGTTACTTTTTTAGCCATGTTTCTATTCTCCAAATTATTTAAGTTTAAGGTAGGTAAACCTACCTACAAATATCGCGCGCATGGGTGCGCAGCGACAAGTCAATACTAGCAAATCGTGGTACAAAGTCAAGGTAGGTGCTACCTACCTACCCACCCCTCCCCCACCCCCCGCGTAGCCAGAGTGGTACCATAGCGTCTATATACATAATAATTTCCACATTCAATACCACACTTTCACAATCCCACTAGATAAAACCTAAGTAAATCAATAACTTACCCCCACCCCCCTTTTTTCCTGTACCCGTCTGACCCGCACCCACCCCCTATTGTTACGAAAATACCCCCTTTGGAGTCCCATACCTCCTCTTGAATACAGGGGGTATACCTGTGTTACACTCCGCAAAACACGGTACTGGATACCTGCGATATGTCTGTGGTACAGATAGAACCCACAAAAGATCATGCTGTTCCCTACGACCTCGACGAGGAGAAACCTGCGACCCTGATTGAAGAGATGGCAGTAGCAGGGAATACGGCGGAACTACAGGAATCTTTGGGTGCGGCGCTCGATGTTACCGAAGGGGATGTTGAGCGAGAGAAAGAATTACTCCGCGCTGTAGCGGAAGCAAAGAAACCATCAAACCTGACAAACCAGACCACGGCATTTGCTGCGGCTGCGTTTCTTCGGACCTACGGTGCTCAACTAGCGATGGATGCAGCACAGGCTAGGTCTGCGATAACTAACAAACTTATGGAAATAGCTGATTGCGGCGACCCCCGGTTTGAGCTAAAAGCTCTGGAGCTGTTGGGTAAACACAGCGATATTGGCATTTTCACAGAGCGAAGTGAGATTACCGTCAATTATAAAAGTCCTGAAGACCTTGAAAAGGCTATCAAGGACAGGGTGAAGAACCTGCTTAATGCTCAAGTAGTAGATGTTACGCCACTGAGCCAGTGTCTCGAAGAAGAACTGGGTACGGCGTTGGAGTTGGAGGACTTGGAAACCGCCGATGAGTAATACTGCATCACCGTTCGATAATATTACTCTCAAGGATATTCCCTCTATCTTACCACTACTCTCGCAGCTAGAGCAGGAGAAGCTGCTGGCAGAATTAGAGCAGTTAAACAAGCTCAAGAAGAAGAAAAGAGCACAGACTAAGTTTATAGATTTCGTGAAACAGATGTGGCCTACGTTTATTAGTGGGAAACATCACGCAAGAATGGCGGCGGCGTTTGAAAGAGTGGCAAAAGGTGAGAGTAAACGCCTCATTATTAACATGCCACCCCGTCATACCAAGAGTGAGTTTGCAAGTTACCTGTTACCTGCGTGGTTTCTGGGGCAATATCCCCATAAAAAGGTGATTCAAACCTCTCACACGGCAGAGTTAGCCGTGGGATTTGGTCGTAAGGTAAGAAATTTAGTGGATCAGGAGTCCTATAAAGAGATATTTCCTGATTTACACCTGTCAGCAGACAGTAAAGCGGCAGGAAGGTGGAACACGAGCAAGGGTGGAGACTATTTTGCGATAGGTGTGGGTGGTGCGGTTACTGGTAAGGGCGCGGATTTACTGATAATTGACGATCCGCACTCGGAACAAGAGGCAGCACTGGCCGAAATCAACCCAGATGTCTACGATAAGACGTACGAGTGGTACACATCAGGGCCAAGGCAGCGTCTACAGCCGGGTGGAGCCATCGTCATAGTGATGACACGCTGGAGTTTGCGGGATTTGACGGCAAAAGTTATCAAATCTTCCGCACAAAGGGGTGGAGATGAGTGGGAAGTCATTGAATTTCCTGCACTTATGCCAAGTGGCACTCCGCTGTGGCCTGAATTCTGGTCAAAAACGGAATTAAGCGCGTTAAAAGAGGAATTACCTAACGCAAAGTGGATGGCGCAGTACCAACAGCAGCCGACATCGGAAACATCGGCTATTGTGAAGCGCGAATGGTGGCAAACGTGGGAAGAAGAGAACCCTCCCCCGTGTGATTTCGTGTTAATGGCGTGGGATACGGCGTTTGAGAAGAATAATCGGGCTGACTACTCGGCTTGTACGACATGGGGGGTGTTTTACCACCCAGATGACAACGGAGTAGAGCAAGCGAACGTGATATTACTTAATGCGTTCAGGGAAAGGATGGAGTTTCCCAAGTTAAAGCGCATATCCATAGAACAGTACGACGAGTGGCAACCAGATTCGCTACTTGTAGAGAAAAAAGCGTCAGGAGCACCGCTAATTTACGAGCTTCGGGCGATGGGAATACCCGTGCAGGAGTTTACTCCGACGCGAGGTAACGACAAAATAACAAGATTGAACGCAGTGTCTGACTTGTTTGCTTCAGGTTTAGTATGGGCACCGAATACAAGTTGGGCTGAAGAAGTAATAGACGAGGTTGCCTCCTTCCCATCAGGAGAGCATGATGACTATGTGGACTCTGTATCATTAGCAATGATGCGATACAGGAAAGGTGGATTTATAAGGTTGCCTTCGGATGAAGCAGAAGAAGTGCAATACTTTAAGCAACGTAGAGGCGGGTACTACTAATGGCTATTGAGAAAGGGTTATATGCAACACCAGAAGGCATAAGTGTAGAAGAAGAACAAACATTGGAAATCGGGATTGTTAATCCTGACATGGTGACGATGGATGATGGAAGTGTTGAGTTTACGCTCGTTCCTGAAGAAGGTATGGAAGAAACTGCGGGAGCGCCGTTTGATGCCAACCTTGCCGACTATATGGATGACCAGCTTCTAACTACTATAGCCTCTGAATTAATTGAAGATTTTGAATCTGATAAGTCAAGCCGTAAGGACTGGGCTGATACCTTTGTTAAGGGACTTGATGTTATTGGATTTAAGTACGAAGAACGTACAGACCCGTGGGAAGATGCCTGTGGGGTGTACAGTAACGTACTAGCTGAAGCCGCTATTCGTTTCCAAGCTGAAGCGATGAGCGAAACGTTTCCCGCCGCTGGTCCTGTCAAGACTAAGATTCTAGGTGAAATTAGTCAGGAGAAGGAAGACGCTGCTCTACGTGTTCGTACCGACATGAACTACGAACTTACCGAGGTCATGGTTGAGTACCGACCCGAACACGAAAGACTACTCTATAGTCTAGGTCTTGCAGGATCAGCCTTTAAGAAAGTGTATTACGATCCCAACCTTGGTCGGCAGGTAGCCATGTTTATACCTGCGGAAGATGTAGTTGTGCCGTATGGCGCTTCTAATCTGGAGACAGCAGAGCGTGTTACACATGTAATGCGTAAGACCAAGAATGAACTTATTAAGTTACAGGCACTGGGTTTCTATCGGCAGATAGACTTAGGTGACCCTGAAACATTCCATACCGACATTGAAGAAGCTAAAGCAGAGCAAGGCGGTTACACACTAAACGCCGATGACCGCTATACCATCTGCGAGTTTCACGTTGATATGGTTATTGATGATATA